ACAGCATCATTAAAATTAGAAAGAATTCCAGAATCAATTCTACCAATAGCAGAATACCTCTGAAGTTCATTTAGAATACGGCGCCAATCTGGAAGATGCTTACTGATAACAGCAGCAAGTGCAGCTGGATCAAATTCTACGTTTTCAGTACTAAGAATTTGCTTAGCTCGCTTCATAAATTGAGCAGCCATAGTAGGCATATCAGATTTATTGATCTTGAACTCAATTACAGAACACCGCGAGTGCAGAGGTTCAATAATCTTATTCTTGAAATTACAAGTCATGATAAATCCACAATTCTTGGAAAATTCTTCCATGAAATTGCGGAGAGCCGGCTGAGTTGAATTTGCATTCAGATAGTCAGCCTCATCAAGAATAACATATTTACGACCACCTGAGAATGAAACTGTAGAAGCAAAGTTCTGAATTTCATTTCTCAGGGTGTCGATATTGCCATTCATAGATCCGTTGATGACAATATAATCCGCCTCCAGTTCATCAAGCATAGCTCGAGCAACAGTAGTCTTACCAATACCAGCAGTACCGGTAAGAATTAGATTTGGAATATTCTTTTGATCGACGAATTGTTGAAAAGTAGTTTTAAGGGTTTCAGGTAGAATTGTATCACTAATCTTTCTAGGCCGATACTTCTCGGTCCAGAGGAATTGATCCATCATAATATAATTTCCTTTTACTTACTAAGGCAAGCAATCCAATAAGTCAGATCGCTAGTTTCAAACCAACAAATACCAGCAGTTGTAATAGATACTTGATATTCTGCTGGGATCAGCTTCAAGTTTTCAGGCTTAAGAATAACTTGAAAATCTTCATTAGTTTCACCAACTTCAAGCTTGAAAGTATCTGAAGTAGATTCCTTCGAGTTGATAGCTGAGATAGTAATAACTCCATCAGCACCAGTGATTGCAACATCAGGCATTTGAAGAATTGCACCAGCCTTAGATATAGCTGAGAGACTTTCAGATGTCAGAGTAAATGTTGCAACTGGATCTGGGAAGTTATTGGTCTTCTTTGAAGGCGAGTCAACCATTTCTGGATTTGCATAAGTGTAATTAACACGTTGCTTACCAGAACTAACGGTCACATACTTGTCTTGAAAATCGAAATCTGGATCTGTGAAAAGAGAAATAACTCCTAGAAACCTTGAGAGTTCATAAATTGCAAAATCCTTAGGAAAGGATTCAGGAACAGTTGCTTGAGCAAACATAGACTTTGTTGGAGCAATAGTTCTAATTTCATTACCAGCTCTAATGAAAATTGTTGGATTGATAGTAGAAAAGTTCTTCAGAACTTGTAGAGTACGTTCACTAAGCTTCATAATATTCTCCAAAAGTGGAACTATAATATATTATACAATATTCACGAATAAATGTAAAGGGAAAAGAGGAGTTTACACTCCTCTTTTCTTTAACCTTATAATCCAAGATATAGTCTTAGCTAAGAAATGTACCTGGATTTGTGCTACCACCTGTAACTGGAACTACTGGGGCAGTATTTGGATTAGTCTGAACTGGAGGCTGAATAGGAACCAGAGGCTGATTATTCAGAGCAGCAAGAATCAGAGCAATTGCGGCTGTAAGAACATGTGAAGCCAGATTCTTGATCCAACCAAGTTCTTCAACTTCAGCAGCTTGAAGAACGAGAACTTCAATAGCTGCAATATCCCCAGTAGCTACACTTGGAAGAATCCGAATAACAAGATTCTTAAGAATAGCATACTGAGAAGGAAGCATTCCAGTCAGAATGATCTTGAAGTCATCCCAAAGAATTGAAGCAACAGCTTCAACAAGAACTACATCCTTTTGAGTTTCATGGGTTACTGCATTCCAAGCCTTTTGCAGGTCTGCATTAATGAGGTCTAATAGTGTAGGCATTTATTTCTCCTAATTACTTCTTTTTACCAAGCTTTGTTGGATCGACGGTTGCAGAAGCTCCAATAGCTGCAAGATCAGCAAGAGAGCCACCAAAAATATAGGATCCTACGTGTTGCAGTCGAATCCATGGGCAGAGCCAAACCTTAAGGTTGGCCTTACGTGCTTGTTGACAGAACATATAATCTTCTGACAGATATCTCTTAGTTTCTGGATCAATGATACAATCAAAGAATGCAGTAATTTCGCGGCTGCCATCAAAGTGTGCAGTACGAACGTGATCTGGCTTGTATGAATACTCAGGATATGCTGCTGCATATGCTTCAAGAGTTTCACGCTTGATCATCATGAATCCAGTACCAGATTCAAGAACTTCTACTGGTTCACCAATAGGAATCTCGCTCTTGTTGCCGACTGGGTTGAATACATAGTCACCAACATAATTTTCAAGAGCATTAGCATCAGTATCAGCAATACCACGATCCACTGCCATCTTGATCTTTTCCCAAGCAATACACTTCTTAGGATAAGGTGCGCACAGAATATCATATTCATTATCTTCTGTCGACATTAGAGCCAACATTGCAATAACGTCTTGAGCATTGAATCCAATATCGGAGTCAATGAACATCATGTGTGTACAGTCTGAACGAAGGAATTCATCTGTACAATAATTTCTTGCTCTTGTGATTAGAGATTCATTAAACAGATAATAAAACTTTACTTCAATTCCATAATGTACTGCTGCTGCAGAAAGATCGTTTGTCGATCTACAGAACATACCGGCACATTGGCCACCATACATAGGTACGGAAACAAAGAGCTTTTTCTTTCTAAGCTCGTCCATTTCAACTTTAATTTCCATAATTTATAACTCCGCTAAATTTACCATTGGAATCTTTAGACATTAATCTGCCTTCACTCCAACCATTTTTAATATATTCATTTATTTGATGAAATGGAATTCTTACATGCTTTCCATTTTTATTCATCCATCTACGTTTTTGGCATGAATCTCTATTTTTATAATATTCAGCTTTAACAGAAGGATCAATTTTATTCATAGCTATTTTTGTTCCAATGGAAATATTTTTTCTTACTTGTTGAGTTGTAGTTAATCCTTTATTCCAGGCTTCTTGTAAACCAACAGTATTTTTATTCCATGGAATATTAAAATTATTTTCATTTGGATCTATTACATCATCTGACATAACAAAATTTATAGGTGTTACATTCAGAACTAATGCAATTGGATCATCAATTTCCATTAATATTTTCCTTGTTATAATTTAGATCATGCACATACAACATCATTATTGCATAGTGCATGACTTTCATAATGTCTTTACGCCAATCCTCTGGATTGCCTTTTTTTCCATAGCGCTGAGTGTATTTTTGCATATTCCCTAAGCAAAACCCATCACCATATCCACTGTCAATAATAAACTCTGTTGCTTGAAATTTATTTTGAGAATAATGCTGAGCATAAGTAGATTCAATATAATCTTGAATGTCTTTAAGAGTCTTAGGCTCATTATATTTATACTGAATGTTCGGATCCATCACGTTCCTTAATTAAAAAAGTTTTCTAATGTGAGTGTGGGTTCATCAGATTCAATCTCGTGTGTTTGACTATGATTGTACTGATAAGTGTATGTAGAGTTAATCATCTCAAGTTCTCCATTGAGATATTTTGAGATTTCTGAGCACATATCTAAAGCAGTCTTTACTGGAACGCTTTGACAAATATGATTATAGCTTTTCTTTGGATTTAGTAATTCAAAGTTTTCTGGCATACCCATAATTGACATGGCTTCACGATATGTGATATATCTATCTTCATCTGGATGGGTTAAACATGTAGGATAATGTCCTACGAAAGCACCAATGTAATCCTTAGGAATAATTGTTCCGCGGCGCATGATATTTTTACCAGACTGAAGCTTATCATACTTATACATGCACTTTTCATATTCACGCTCATAACCTTTAGACTTTAGCCAATCAGCAACCCGATTATAACTATAACCTTGAGATTCAATAAACGAGAATACATCATTACTTCTAACTCGAAGAAATCCTAACTTTTCGTTTGAGAATTCTCTATGTGAGATTCCGCCAAAAACTTCTTCTAAGATAAAGCGATAATATGGATCTGATTCTGATGGAATTCTATGATTAATAGGTTCCATTTGAGAATTTGCTTTTACATTGCGAATAAGATCTTCAATCTTAGTCCATGGTCTATTAAAATAACCAAGTAAAGGTGTCTTATCAGTTTCTTTCCAAAAGAAATAGAAAGATCTTTCGCGAACTTGAGGTGTACCATGTAATAGAGACCGAGTTCTATAAACCGACATAGTATAACCATTATCCCTACCAATCTTATATAGGGTATTTCTTACATTTTGACCAATCTTTCCAGCAAATCCTGGAGCATTTTCTCCCCAGAATACACGAGGCTTAAGAGTACCTAAAACATAAGTTGCAGTCTTAATCATCCATTGATTGTTTTGGTTGTGATCACCAAATCCTGCGGATAACTGTGAAAGTCCAGCACAAGGACACACACTATTAACTACATCTACGCTTTTAAGCTTAGGATGTTCTAATGCATCGAGATAATAATAAGGCATCTCAACATTATAAGCATTTCTATAATGATTAAGAATATGACTTTCATTAGCTTGAAAGCCTTCATATGTCATCATATACTCAGGAGCTTGGCCGCTATCTTCATGCTGGGCTAGGGCAACACCACCGATAAGTGGAATAATTGATGCGTGTGTATAATTCAAGAAAAGAACCTTTCTAGATTAAGACTAATTTTTTCATGCTTCTTAGCAGTTGTAACTTTCTTGATTATATCCGTAAAGACTATGCTTGAATCTGAATGACCTTTCCAGTATTCAAAAGCCTTATTTCGCATCTCATCTCGAAGAGTCATATTATTATATACGTTAAGAATTTGGTTAGCAGTTTCTTCTGGATTTTGAGCATTATACCAAATTACACCGGTATCATCTTGAGTTGCTGGATTACCAGTCTTAGGATGAATAATGTGATCACCAAAATGCTTATGAAAAATAGGAACAGTACCACATGCAATAACTTCAGCATGACAATACTCGATATTATTACCATAATACTGAGGCTTCAG